CTCAAAAGAAAGGGCCACCCGGCTTGAAGGAAGCTTCGGCACTCAAAAGCAACATTACTCGCTCTCAAGAATAAAGGCCAGGAACAGGAAGACGGAAATCCTGTTGATTTTCCTCGGAATACATACGGCAAATGCCATACTGATGATTGACAAGATCAGGGACAGAACGGGGAAAGCTGCATGACATGAATTTACAGATAGAATCAGAAGAGGTCAGAAGACTTCTTCCGGAGCTTCATGTCTTGCCCGATAAGAGTATATGAGAATATACAGAAAAATGACAATAATAATGGCATATGAAGTGATTATACTCTATCATCTTCATATGCTATGGTATTATGTGGAGACATTTACTGAATATCTCTTTTTATTGCTTTTTACAATAATGGCATTATCCGGCAATCGCTTTTCGATTCCCTTTTTGGGGATATTTACGAAACAGACTCCACCATTTCAATTTCAATACGCCAAACAGTGCTTCCCCGAAGATAGAGGAGTTCATCTTGGAAGTGCCTAATACACGATTGATAAAAATAATGGGGACTTCCACGATTTTATAACCACACTTATATGCCGTAAACTTCATTTCTATCTGGAACGCATATCCTTTGAAATGGATACGATCCAGATCGATCGTCTCAAGCACCTCACGACGATAGCATTTGAAACCGGCTGTCGTATCCTGTACTTTCATTCCAGTAACAAAACGAACATATACGGAAGCATAATAGGACATCAACACACGTCCCAATGGCCAGTTCACGACATTCACACCGTTACAGTAGCGGGAACCGACTGCGACATCACCACCCTGTTCCATACAGGCCGCATATAATTTGGGAAGATCATTCGGGTTATGACTAAAGTCTGCATCCATTTCGAATATAAAATCATATTTATGTTCTATTGCCCATTTAAATCCGCAGATATAAGCCGTACCCAATCCTAACTTACCTTTACGTTCCACCATGAAAAGGCGTTCGGGGAACTCTTTTTGCAGCCGTTTTACAATACCTGCCGTACCATCGGGCGATCCATCATCTATAATCAAAATATGAAATTCTTTCTCCAACCCAAATACAACCCGAATAATATTTCCTATATTCTCCTTTTCGTTATACGTGGGAATAATAACAATACTGTCTGACATATATTTTAATCTATTAATTTCTAATCATTTACATATACGACTGTAAACTATTTGTAAACCACCCTCCAAAGTTACATATTTTTTCTGTGTAAATCTATCATCCAGTTAGCCCATTCATCCGTCCCGTAAGCCGGAATATCGAACCACTCCTTTTCCCTCAATTGCGGCAATAGTTGCATAATCTGATCCAGTTCATTCCGGAACCGGAAAACATCTTCTTCCGTCAGCTTTACCGAATAATGCTTCTTGCATTCCTTTAATCCAGGAAAAGACTGGAGCAATCCCATAATCTCAAAGAAAGCGGAAGATTGGCCTTTGTCTATCTTTAATGTGATTCCAGACATCTTTCCTCCATCTTTTCAAGTTGATATGACAATAGAGCATTTTCTTGCTCTAAGGCATTACACCGGCTGACAGCTTCTTTGAACTGGTTCTGGAGAGTAGCAATGATTTTATCTTTATCTGTCATAATTTATATTTTAGAATGATTACTAGTAAACTATTTATTTAAGTTCCTATTACCAATTAAATTAAACGTTGTCTTTATGATTAATACAATATTTGATATTTGGATTGTTTTTACAGTCATCTGCTCAATTATTGCAGGTATTTTACTGATAATCTTTATCAGTGTTCTCTTTTACTGGTTATTTAAGGATGATTATTATTGATCATCCTCTATCAAATTATTTTCAACCTCTTGAAATTGTTTTTCCTCCCATTCTTTTTGTAAAGAACTATTTTCAGCCATAGCCTTTTCGATAACTTGCGTTTCTCTCCATTCATAAGCATCAGCAATCATAGTCCACTTAGTCTGTACATTCATTGATTCTATTTGCTTACGAATAACAGAAATATTGACTTTGAAAAACTCTTTTCTTGGATTAACCTTATTTACTTGATTGTTTACAAATATCTTATGTAATGCGGTTTCAAGTTTAGGGGCATCTTCGCTATATATCATTGCGTGTATATCAAACGGAAAAGGAACGCTAGCATCACCCAGTTCTCTTACTCGATCTGTAGGTTCTAAGCGTCTAGTCATTCCTATTTTATATACATTTTCACCGAAAGAGCCTATGTTTGAAATGATATATACATGCCCTGATTTTGTTTGCTGAGCCATAGAGATTGCTCTTTGACTTCTTTCCTCTACCTCCTTTAATTTTTCAGAAAGTTCTTGCAGCTTAGCTTCGTATTTAGCTTTTTGCTCCTCAGATGCTTTCATTACAGATTGTTGAGCCTTTTCAATAGCTTTTTTCAACATTTCTTCTTCCTTGGCTGCATCTTTCATCGCCTTTTCGTATTCTCTTCTAGCACGTTCTTCCTCTCGCATTTGTTCACGGATTCTTCGCTGCTCTTCCCTTTCTTGATTTCTTAACTCCGTACAAGTTACCGCCCATTTCAACTCATCTAATCGAGAATCTAAATACTGAGGAGTAATAACAGCATTTCGAAAAGCTTTTCCCAAATTATTTACCAGATAATAAGCATCTGTTATTTTTTGCTTCAAAACCCCATAATTATCTTGTTTTACCAAAGTTAATATTGTATCTACTTTCCCATTAAAAGCATCAATAATAAAATCTATAGCTGTCGTTTTTCTATATTCTTCAACATAATCACATTTTGCTGCTGTATGATTTTTAATCATCAATCTTGATCGTTCTCTTGCTCTTTTTAATTCTTCTCCAGCCTCTGTATATCCAAAATCATCAGCCAGCTGATCTAACAAATTATAAGATGGAATTATATAGTCATCACCATATCCACGAACTGTATTTTTCAATGCAACAAGCGTTTTCTCCAAATCTTCAGATTCTTGCTTTATTTGATAAGCACTACCCGCTATTTCCTCTGCCTTAATATGCGCTTGTTGTATAATAGTTTCTGCCTGTACAGTCGCATTATTCAGTATAAGTTCTGCTTTGCTTTTTAATTCATTTGCCTTTTCTCGTGCTTCTTTTCTTATTTTTTCTCCATCTGCTTTTGCTGAGTCAATTAAACTATCAGATAGAGTTTTTGATGATTTATCTCTTTCTTCGATATTTCGAAGAATCAATTCTGCTTCATCACGCATTTTTTTAGCATCAATAGATGCCTCAGATATAATACTTTGAGCTTTTTCTTTTGCTGATGCTATTATATTCTGAGCCTCTGTTTCAGCATCTAAAATACCATCATATACGCTCAACTTTTCTAAACGTTGCAGAAGTGTAGATATAAAGTTGTTATTCTTTTCTATCTCATTATTCAAACGTTGTATTTCGTTCAATTCTTTCT